CAGGTTGGTGTTTTGGAGAATTCAAATATTTAGCTGCTGCTGAAAGAGTTGCCTCTTCATTAATCTCACACAAAGGAGTGTTATCATCAAGATAGTAGTGATTGTCTCTGTTAAATATCACACCAGACTCAACAGCCTTCTTGATAAGAACCTTAGTGTTAAGATATGGGTCTGTGATAACTTTAAGGAACAACTTGCCATTAGCCTGAATAAGCTTCATCGCTCTCTCCTGAATAAACTCAAGTTTAGTTGTACGGGCAGTGGGCCTTCCATCAATAGTTTCAACAATAACCCTAAGAGTATCTAAATCATTTTCAACCTTGCCATACTCCTTATAGCACTTCATCGTTGTACTAGTAGTATCTCTAAGTTGCCTTCCTTCATCACCTTCAGCTATAATTACAAACTGATAAGTGGCCTTTGGTTCATCCTGTAAGGCCTGAAGGGACGGAGCAATAAGGTCTTTATTAGCCAGCAAAATCTTAACCTTAATATAATCATTAGGGTCAGACATATCAAAGTAATTGTCTTGCTTTGTTAATTTAACTGATACTGTTTTCCAGAAATTGTCAACCTTTCTTGTAGAATTAAGAGCCCCATATTCAAGACCCATAATATTTTCAAGGTAGGCTTTTTCCTCATTTGTAAGTACATTTACAAAAGAACCAGACCTCAATCTGGGAACTACAAAAGTTCTAACAGCATTCTCAGCCATACCACCATAGAGAACATGCTTGGGATTAGTAATCATCCCTCCCTCCTTTGGGATATGTCTTACAATTACTTTCTCATTCCTTAGAATATTAATTTTTGGTGTCTCAGTAACACCCCTCTCCTCAGTTCTCTCTTGTACTCTCTCTTTGGACTTGATAGGAACCTCAACCATCGGGATTGAGAGATTATCAAGGTCAAGATTTACCTCAGAATTGTTTTCTTTCTTTTCTTCCATTTTTGCCATACTTCTCCTTTATTTAAAAAGGGAGGAGGGATACTCCTCCCCTATGTTAGTATCTTATGCTTGAAGGATTGCAGGAATCAGTGACATGGTTCTTGAAGGGTCCAGTACACAAACTCCAAGAGTAGCCATTCTGTGAATAATAGCTGAGTCCTCATCAAAACTCATGTAAGGATTATTCTTCTGTCCAGTGAAAGGATTCCTAAGACCCCACTGGTATCCCCTATACTCTTCATCTCCTCTAACCTTGCACTTGAAGATATTCGGCTGGTCCATAGTACCGATATCAAAGATATCGTATCTATAAGATTCAGCAACACCCCCATCAGGATGAAGAACCTTGTTTCTTACAGGGTCATCGTAGAACGGGTCAACATCGACCTTTACTCTTACTCCATTAGGAGCCATATACTCCACAAACTGGAAACCAGCGGAGAGTGCATTGCTATGAAGAGGAGAGCTAGTCTTGTTGATAATTTTTACAGAACTGTTATCAATCTCAAATTGAGTCCAACCAGAAATCTCATTAAGCACCGCCTTATGGAACTGAACAGCTCCTCTTTCACCAGTCTTAATAACAAAATATCTGTCACCAAAGTCAAGCTTTGCGGTTGAAAGCTCAAACAGGGCCTCCTCAAGGAGCTTAAGAGAGAAGTCGTTGTAGTAGGTAGTATTGGATACTTCCATCTGCTCTCTAAGACCAGCACCCATTTTAATGACATTACCTGATTTACCAAAGTTCAGATATTCACCAGAAGCAGTTCTATTGCTCCTACCATACATAAGAATATTATTCTTGTAATCTGACCACTGGCACTCAAGCTCCCAATCAACAACATGCATCCACATATCTTTGGTAGTATGCTTAAGGCCACCAGCAGCAGTTTCCTCAACAACAGGAATACCAACAGCAAGCTTCTTGTTAAGCATAGAGCCAGGAACCTTATGCTGAATTCTAATAGTGGAGAATTCGTTTCTCATTGAAATAGGAGATGAGAATCTGATATCACCAACCTTTCTAGAGAGTTCCTTCTCAACAGGAGCATATTCAACAGAGAACTTCTTATTAAGAGCCAACTCACTTGCGGGCATACCTGCAGTGTTAGTTCCCATAAGTTCTACCTTGTAAACGGCATTGGTTCCCTCCATTCTGGGGTCATCCAAAATTCTAAGAGGGTAAACCTCATTCAATTCACCAACGATAACCTCACCGTCAGCAAACCAATCCTCGCGGAATACAACATAGAAAGGTTCCTTATTTGCTCCGGCAACACCAGAGGAAATAACTTCTCCTGAAGCGTTTCTTGCCTCTACAAGAGGAATGTTTCTCCTAGAAGAACCAACAACATCCCAAGTGTACTCATCATCAGTATCAAACTCCTTGGTAGGGAATTGACTCAGGAAAGTATCAAGAGTCTTACCCCTATAGAAGGCAAGCATTTGAACCATAAGGTCAGATGCTTTCTGGGGAGCTAACTGAAAAATGGAACCAAGATGGTTCTCCTTTGTGAGGCCTTTCCAGTGGGAAAAGCCAACCATTTGGAATTTATTTAACTTTCCAGCCATAAATTTGTAAATTAATTATAATTGAACTTGTGAATTGTTTAAACATCAAGGTCCCATCTTCCGGGGGAAGCTTCTGGGTCTCCACTCACACCACTCACAAATTTATAACTTCCATCTGAGTTTCTTGAGGTGTTGTTAAGCGTATGTTCCAGTTCTCTAAGACCTCTCTTAACTTCCTTCTTAATCTTATTTTTAACCAGGCCATCAAGGTTCTTAAAGCCATCGGTAAGGGTAAATATTAAACCTACGTTCTTAAGGAAGTCAACTCTATTATCCATTTCATATTTTTGAAGTGCAGTATAAAGTTCTCCAGTCTCTTTATCTTTGTAGACGGGCTTACTAATATTATCAAATACTTTCTGCCTAGTTGCTCTATCTAACTGAAGTTCTCCAAATACCTGCTTATCCTCAAGTATGGATTTCTTTAAAGTTTCAGCCTGCTTTCTTCTCTCCCTATCTTCGTTCTCCTTCTCCTCCTTTGCATCATCAATGATTCTCTGATAGCCCTTCTTGAAGAAATCTTTGTTAGCAGCAAGAGCCCTTTTTGCTCTCTTAATATCATTACCACTTTCAAAGATGTCATTTAATTCGTCTTGAGCATCCTCTTTACTATAACCCCTATTAAGAAGGTCCTGTCCAATAATTTGCCTTCTTAAATTTTCACCTTTATCTGATTCCTCTACAAGACTTTCTTCAGTAATTGAATCTAAATAGGCAAGTGTATTTTCATATTGTCTTACCACATTAGCTTCAATTCCACCATTAAGAGCCTCGTCAATTCTCTTTTGTTTTTCATCAAATTTAGCCTGAATCTGTTCTTCAATTGCTCTAGCTAAATCTTCTGGCTCTTTAATGTTTCCTGCAGTATCGTCATCAAGGTCAGGGAGGACACCCTCTTCCTTCAAGGCTTTGGCAATGGAAGAGTAGAAGTTGTTATTAGTAGGAGAAGAACCAGTTTCCTTTGTAGAAGTAGTGCCCTCACCTTCTTGATGCTCTTCACTACCTACGCTCTCTGGAGTCTCCTCAAATAAACTTTCAATGTTTAACTCCTCAGTAGTTTCGTTGTTTTCCTCTTTATTATCAGGAGAGGATTCCTGTTCATTTTCTTTATTTATATCATCTGAGAATAGAGTTTCTATTTCACTCTCAGAAAGAATGTTCTGCATACTAAGTCCTTCCATAATTTTCCTCCTATAAATATTTGTGATGCAAATATAAATTAAAGTTATAATTTCTGCAATATTATAAATAATTTTATTATTATACTATAAGAGAAATTATAAAAAATGATAGGGAAGTATAACTTCCCTATCTATTAAATAACAAGATGTTTTCTACAATCATCACATAGTAACTTTTGTGCTTCCTTGAACATCTGTTTACCTATTTCACCGGTAAGATATTGATATTCCTCACTGAAAGGATTTATTCCCAATGCGTTGCTTATATGCATAGCTAGGTGACCCTTTTCGTGGTCATAAGTATTCTGAAATTCCGAAGCATCTGTAGTTATCCCAATCAATATCAGAGACTTCCTTTTATCTGCATTCGTATAGGTGAACCCTACATTCTTTTTGTGTGTCTCCATTAATGATTTAACTTTAAAGAAAACATCCTCGTCACATTCAAGGTCTATTAAATCAATCAGGATGTTGATTATATAATATTCATCAACTGCATAATAGACACGAATGGTCCAGTCATATGGTTCCAAATAAATATCTTGTATAATCATATTACATCCTCCCAAGGAATGGGTGTACCAGAGCCTATACAATCTGCATAAAATCTAGTAAAAGGCATTCCATCATAGCCGTCTGGGTCTTCAGTGTAGTCTTTAACATACTTTAATAGTGATGCTTCATCCTGAATAGACGACCCCCAGAAGTCTGCCTTTACCATATTGGCAACATATAAACAGTCATATTCATACCTATTGCTTAATTTTATATTATATGCCCTCTGCATATCAGCAAGTCTTTCTTTAGTAATGGGGTCTATATATTCCTTGTTCCTGCCATTCATTTTATACATATTTGAAACAGCCCAATCACACATTTTCCTTGAAAAGTGCCAACCATAATATGAAAGATATTCTTCCATTCCCGATGGAAAGTTTTCCTTATAATCTAGTCTCATAGTTAAAAAATAAAGGGAGTAGAAATTCTACTCCCCAATTAAATTAACGCCTCATACCTCTTTTCTCACCATAGGAGTCTTTTCCTTCATGAGAATAAAAAGTATCCTTCATAGCCTTGGAGTAGCCATCCTCAAAGCCACACTCATAGCCTTCCTCAAAAGATTTGTCATTGTGGTCTCTCATTCCATATGAGCCTCTTCTGCCAAATCTGTAATCATCATTTTCTCTTATTTCCCACATTTTCATAGTAATCATTGTCTTTGTAATCTTTCAATCAACTGTCTATTACTTTCCATAAGGGAAGCAATACTCCTTGACATATCAGCCATTTGAGTTTTAAGTGTCTCCATCTCTTGTTTTTGTTCTTGCTTTTCTGCAAGTTCAGGATTAATGATATTTAAAATTTTATCATATTTACCTGCAAGAGATAAATGGTAGTCTTTACTGTTTGCTATATCAAGACTCTTTTGCTTAAGATTCACTATTTCAGAATTGATTGCATCCCTACTATCTGAAATAATTAAGTTTTCACCATTACTCGAAGAATCGGCAACATCTAACTGTGCAGGAATATTATTATAATTATAAGTTTGGTCATTAGTTTTAACTACCAAATCTACAACCATTTCCTGGGGTTGTCCAAATGCTGAAGGTAACTGATATTTAGGTCTTGGAATAGGCTGATTTACAACATATCCAATTTCTATTCTGGGGTCATCTCCCTTATGAAAAATATATATTTGACCATTAGGTCTAACTGATTGAAACATGTTATTTTACTTTAAGATTGTGAAGTTGTTGCTGTAGGAGTTACAGGTGTTGCAACAAGATTAGGATAAATTACAGGAACAGTCTGAGGAGCCTTAGCAACCAGAGTATTAACCTGAGCCATAATAGGAGCAAGCATAGCTTGAAGCTGTGCAGTTTGTCTGTCATTATCAAGCTGTCCCCTAAGTTGGGTAATAATATCAGCCTGAGTATCAATCTTGCTTTGGAGCTCTCTTTCCTTGATTGCACAGAAACCATCATTCATAGCCACAGTCTGAGCAGCAATTGCATCAGTAATAGACTTTGTGTTTCTATCTGCCTGTGAGCCCAACTGATTGGTCTGCTCAATAGTAGCTATTCTAGATTCGTAGCCTTGCTGAGTTGTGAGAAGTCTATTCTCGCAGCAGCACTGACAAAGTTGTGAAGCTAATGCAGCATTGCCACTTTGAATAGCATTAACTACCTGGAGACTGCTTAAACCAATCTGAGAACCTACATTAGTAAGTCCAGCATTTAAAGTAGCGAGAGCAGTTTTCATAGAGTCAAAATCACTATTAGACATAGTAGCAAGGGCTCTAATATCAGCATCAGTACCTTGAATAGCATTCATAAGAAGGTCAGTATTGTTGTAAGCAGTAGCCTGAGCACCAAGAGATGCAGCAGCTGCTCCACCATTATTACCATAACCTCCGAATCCACCGAATCCTCCCCAGCCATT